AGGCATCAGGAGCGAAGACTAACAATCATAAGTTCGAGGCGATGACTGCCATGATGGAGGTATTCGGGCGATCCGATGGTGTGCAGCGGCAAAGAGCTTATGCAACCGGCGGGCTCAAGCCGGCAGAGGAAAAGGCGAAGACCGAAGAGAAGGTCTTTAATCCGGTCTTAACAATGCTGGGTATTACAACGCCGCAAAGTTTCTTTGGCGGGCTCGGTAGTCATTCTATTCATGAAGGGTTCTTGAATCGGTTCCTAGTGATGGTTTCGCCATTAAGTAGGCAGAAGATGAAATTCGGACAGCGTTCAACCAAGCTCCCTCCAAGTATTAAGGACTGGGGGACAAGGATCAAGGCGCGATGCAATGACAGGGGGGAGATGGCAGAGGCGACTGAGAATGCATCGATGTTGGAGGCTAGTCCGTTGGAGATCATTATCACGCCGAAGGTATTAAGTCTGTTCGAGGCTATGGACGAGCGTTCTATGGAGAGGCGGATAGTTCTGGATAATGAGGGAGGGGGGTTAAGTGATTTGCTGACAAGGACCGTTGAGAAGGCGATGCGGTTGTCGTTGGTCTGCCAGTTGGCGATTGATCCTGATTCGGATGCGATAGGCGAGGCAGCAGCTAGTTATGCCATAGCGTATGCGGAATACTGTGATGATCGGTTAGTGGAGTCTTCCAGAGGGTTGATACATGATAATGAGTTTAGTCGGCATCGTGCATTGGTGGTTGAGTATGTGAGCAAGAAAGGGGTGGTGACGGCCAGAGATTTATCGAGAGGATTGTCTTTGTTTAGGGGGATGAAGTCGAAGGAGCGCAACGATATCTTGGAGGTGCTGGTTAGCGATGGTGACCTGATTAGGGAAGCTAAGAAGACCTCCAGTGGTAGGAGTTACTATGTTTATCGAAAAGGTTAGGGATAAAGGGTCGGTGACCAAGTGTCACAAGTGTCACCAAACGTCACAGTAGTGTCACAGCGATTTGTGACAGCAAACCCTAGGCGTGGCGGGGGCTGTAGAGGTTTTTGGGCAAGTGTCACAGATTTCCTAGTAAATATAAAAAAACAGGGTAAAAGGGAGTATATAGGGTATATAGAGGGGGGGTATGTGACACTGTGACACTACTGCTCTAGGCCGCGTGGTTACTGGGGTTTGGTTGCAATGACACTACTGTGACACTTGTGACACTACGAAATGAGGGGTGAGGCGAAGATGGGACGGTACATGAGTGATATCGAGGATATGTTTGAAAGGCAGTTGGTTGAACATGGGGTGGGGGAATGGAAACCTTGGGAGAGGGAGTTTAAGTTTCATCCGACGAGGAAGTGGCGGTCAGACTTTGCGTGGAAGGAGGATATGTTGTTAGTTGAGATCGAAGGGGGGATATATGCCGGAGGAAGGCACACCAGAGGGAAGGGGTTTGAGAATGATTGTGAGAAGTATAATGTGGCTACACTGATGGGTTATTCGCTGTTAAGGTTTAGTGGTGGTATGGTTGAAAGTGGGATGGCGGCGAAGATGGTAGGTATGTTTTTGGCTGGAAGGGGGTTGAGGGAAGATGGAAGTGATTTACAAAGTAATGCGTGAGTGGTTGAACAGATGGGTCAAACCAGTGGAAGAAAAGCGGAGAGAGGATAATGTCTGCCATTGTGGAACGCCAATGATAAGGTTGTACTCGCATAAGATATACCGATGTTATCAATGCAATCGTGATTATCAGGTGGATGATGGAGTGGAAATCATTCATCAGAGATGAAGAGAAGGACATCAGAGATAAGGGATTAGGGATGAACGATAAGATTAATGACTTGGTCAAACACATTTCCGCAGCTAACGCTCGATTCTATCAGGCAACGCAGTGTGTGGCCGATGAGGGGGAGATGAAGGTGAGGGTGAGCAAATGCTTAGAGGCCTATGATGCGCTCAGTGATGCGCTTGATACAGGCGTGATGCGTGAACCGTGGGAGAGGGAGTGATGGCTGGCAGTCCGAGGAAGAAAGCAAGGCAAGAGGGATGGAATAAGATTATGGCTGACCCTGATTTCTGGGATAGGCTGTTTGTTAGAGTGGCGTCGGACATGGGGTTGCGCGAGTATGCGGCTGCTATGGGAGTGTCGTTTAACTTTATGTACACACGACTGAATGATACGCCTGAGTTGCGTCAGCGGCTTGACGATGCGTTGAAGGCTAAAGCTTGGGGGAAGATGGAGAAGATCTCAGAGCGTGTTACTAAGGTGGACAATGGGGAGATGGATCACCAGGTAGCGAGGACCAGTAATGCTACAGACCAATGGTTAATGGAGCGACTGGACAATGAGAGATGGGGAAGCAAGCAGCACGTTAAGGTTGAGCAGGTGGATCTGGGCAAGCTGCACCTCGAAGAGATGAAGAGGTTGAACAATCCTGATGTGATCGAAGGTGAGGTGATGGGGGAGGACGACGCCTGAGCCGCACCGCTACGGGGATGTCGCCCGCGCGTGATTTTACCGCTATTTAACATAATCTGGCAATCAACCCCGTACCTAAGAACAGGGTTGTCCGAGCAGTACAGTGCGCGGACAGTATAAACCCCATATAAATCAATAGGTTACATCATGCAGCGATCCCAGAGCGCCGATGGCCGCTCAGATGACCCTCGATGGCCCCCCTTCGGCCCAGCGCGTGGGGGTCATGATAATTGTCACCCCTCCAGACACACGAACCCCCACCTGTAAAAATAATAATTTCTATATTCTTACACCCCATCTAATTTAAAAAATAATAAATAAAACCCTTGCTAATACTTAGATATAAGTACATACTGTAGTTGAGTTCAACAACAACCAACCGGAGAAAATATATGTACACATTCACTTTTAAAAACAACGATGTATTAACCCTTAAAGCCTTTAAGCACTCTGCCTTTGCATCACAAGAAACACATTGCTTTGAAGCGTCGGTGCATTTAAATGGTAAGAAGATAGGGGTTGTTTCCAATCAAGGACATGGAGGATGTGACGATTTTTGGGGTAATAAAGGCGTATCTCGTAAGGTGTGGAGCGATCTTGATTTACGGTATAGAGAAGATGCCCCTAAATGGCATTTTGACCATGACGATTCGTGGAACGATAATACTTTAGAGATTTGGTGTTGTGATCAAGTAAACAAATTCTTGGCACACAAAGACTTCAAAAGACTTATGAAATCTAAAGTGTGTTTCACAAAACCAAAGTCGGACAATCCGAAGGCTATCTATTCTTTAGGATTTAAAGGTGTTAGGAATATTTCACAACAACACATCGATCATATCAAAGCAAAGAATAAGGATATTATGATTCTTAATGAGATGCCACAAGAACAAGCATTAGCGTTGTGGATGGAAAACTAAAAGGAGAACAAAAAAATGACTAAAAAAGACAGAGAACAAATCGCATTAGATTTTATCGCAATGCACAAAAAGGATGACGTAGCAGATTGGTTACTACAGTCTAAAGATTTATCAACCGTCTACGTCAACCTTATTATGGGATCATTCGGCAACGTCCACTCTGATGCTGATGGTGGTTGTACGGTAGAGATCAGTCAGTATGAGACTAAATCAGGCCACACAGAGCTATATGACTTTGAACTATCAGGTGCTGATTGGAAGGAGTTTAAGGGTATTGATGAGAACACAGGAGCGATGAGATGACAACAAAATACACATTTATAGGGTGTGGTACTTTCGCAGAGGCTTGTTGCAATGAAAACTCGATAGATGAGTTGGAACAAGCGCTCATCGATGGGCCAGACAAAAGCGACTTAATCAATTGGAAGTTAACGGAGAACGAGTGGCGCGAAAATGTCGATTTAGCGTTGAGGTGGCACAAGCAAAACGCTCATATCCACCAAGAACCTATAGAGTTGAAACAACGTAAACTCGTCGGTGGTGTAACACCAACAACCAGAGAGCTACATTAATAAGGAGAACAAAAATGAAATGGTACAACTACGCGATACCCCCAATAGATTTTTTCTGGAGCAAGCTAAAATCCCCCACCGAAGTGATTCGAGAAATGACGCATGATTTCAATGAGGTTGACGAATTACGTCGTTTCGTAAAAGATTTATCCTCCGCAATGGAGGCATTCAGGTCGATGGGTTGGCAAAGTACGGTCGTGCGTGATGGTGTATTTTATGTTCCATTCGAGGATGAGTTTCGTTACGGTTTCGCGTTAAAAGAGAGCAACAACGGAACGACTTACATTGCCTCTCCAATCCCGTTCCCTCACCTTGAGGAATATTTGGATGGCAGCTAACACCCCACAAAACAACGCCCGCCACCAACGTGAGTTTGGTGAAAGGATGAAAGAGCAAGGACTGGTAAAAAGGTGCTTTTGGGTGAAAAACGATGAATCTTTGATCAAAGAGATTAAGGAATATATCAAGATCGTTAACGATAAGACGTAATTGATCTGGCCGATCTGGCCGATAACTTTTCGGCCAATTAAGCATTAATAGTGTTGTATTACTTAGATCTAAGTGCTATACTGGTCTTGAGTTCAACAATAACCGGAGAAAAACATGAAATTAGCAAAACCAGAAGTTGCCGAAGCAGTATCACAGATATTCAAGTTGTTTGCCGACGGAAAGATCGATAAGTGGGAGTGTTACCCAAGATGTTGGGAGTACCTTGATTCACGACGCATCACGCTAACTCAAATTTGTCGTATTGGTGGAAGTTGGGATATACCAGAGGGTGTAATTCGTATGCGTAGATCAGACTATCTTAAAAGCGGAGCAAAACAATGAAAGTAATTGGATATGGAAGGGTCAGCTCAGACCAACAGATAGATGGCACATCATTAGATACACAAGAACGTATCGCTAAAGGGCTGGCGCTAACGCATGACCTACCCGAACCGTCTATCATTCAAGATAAGGGCGTGTCGGGCTCGATCCCATTATTGAAGCGCCCATCGGGTGCCGTGTTCGATAATCTATCCAAGGGTGATGTGGTTATCGTGGCAACGATAGACCGCCTGTTCCGCTCTTCTTTGGATGGTCAGAAGACTATTGATGTCTGGAAGCGCAACGGTATCCGCTTGATTGTTAACGGTTTAGGCGAGCTAACCGCAGAGGACAACGCTATTGGCAAGTTGATGTTCGACATGATGGTGAGCTTTGCTAATTATGAACGTGAACTGCTCCGTGATCGCGTGTTGAAGGGACAACGCGCCAAGAAGGACAAGGGTGGATTCTGTGGTGGCAAAGCGCCTTGGGGTTGTGAGGTGGTTTATCCAGAAGGTTACGACGATGAGCCTAAGTTGCGGGCTAAGAAGTCAACGGTTGAGCCGTTAGCGTGGCGCGATGACGCTATTATGTATCTGCGTGAGTTGTTTGAGATTCGTGGCTACAGCATCCGTACCATTGTTGAGGTATTCAACGATCAGCGCGAACATGACTGGGATAAGATCAGTAAAAGCACCGTAGCGAGTATAATAAAGCCTTGGCGGGTAGAGCGCCAATTAGCTAAAGCCGCATAAGGGGAGTATATGAACAAAAACCCATACATAGATTTTATAGCAAAGTACCGGAGCAATCCGGTGCTGTTCGTTAAAGATGTGCTGCAAGTTCAACCTGACCCTTGGCAAGCTGAGTTTCTAAGTCACATTGCCAGTGGCGAGAGGAAGATCAGCGTTCGATCTGGGCATGGTACTGGCAAGTCCACCGCTGCAAGCTGGGCAATGGTCTGGTATCTGACGACGCGGTTTCCTTGTAAGATAGTGGTCACCGCGCCAACGTCATCCCAACTATTCGATGCGTTGTTTGCAGAGCTTAAAAGCTGGATACGGAATCTCCCGCCCTACGTTGCGGAGCTTTTCGAGGTGACATCGGATAGAGTTGTTTTACGCGCAGCCCCATCAGAAGCCTTTATATCTGCTCGGACAGCAAGAGCCGAAACGCCCGAAGCACTAGCCGGAGTGCATAGTCAGAACGTGTTGCTGGTCTGTGATGAAGCGAGCGGTATAGATGAGAAGGTGTTCGAGGCAGCGAGTGGCTCAATGAGCGGGTTTTCTGCGACGACTGTATTATTGGGAAACCCAACACGATCATCTGGACTGTTCTACGACACCCATCACCGGGTCAAAGCGGACTGGAAGACCATGCACGTTAGTTGTCTAAAATCCCCTCGCGTATCGGACGAGTTCGTTAGGGAGATGGAAGTCAAATATGGTGAGGACAGTAATCAGTTTAGGGTGCGTGTGCTTGGTGAGTTTCCTTTAAAAGAAGACAATACAGTCATTCCAGCTGAGACAATCGAATCGGCACAGAAAAGAGATATTCAGAGTGATCCTGATACCCTACCGATCTGGGGTTTGGATGTCGCTCGGTTCGGTGCTGATAGTAGTGTTCTAGCGATAAGGCACGGTAACGCCATTACTGAGTTAATATCCTGGAAGGGTCTGAGTCTGATGGAGTTAACTGGACGAGTGGTGGATAAATATAACAATTTGATACCGCGCCAGCGTCCGACTGAAATCTTAGTCGATAGTATTGGGTTAGGAGCTGGTGTGGTAGATAGGCTGCAAGAGCTGGACTTGCCGGTTAGAGGGATCAATGTGGGTGAAGCATCGTCGATGAGTGGTACTTATCTGAATTTAAGGGCAGAACTGTGGTTCAAGTTGAAGGATTGGTTAGCCGCAAAGGATTGTAAACTACCGGTTGATAGTGCGCTGTTCGCTGAATTAGTGTCTCCACGCTATCAATTTACGTCCAGTGGCAAAATGAAGATCGAGAGCAAAGACGAAATGCGTAAAAGGGGATTGGCGAGTCCCGATAAGGCCGATGCAATCTGTTTAACTTTAGCCAGCGACGCAGCAACGGCTACTTTTGGCTCAAAACACTCGGTGCAGTGGAAGAAACCATTGAAAAGAGCAGTTAAGGGTGTAGTATAGTAATCGTGTCGACGTATTACAGCATAACACCCGACACTTAGCCCGATTGATGCTAGAACATCTATAATCGGGCTTTTTAATGCCTGAGATAAAATCGGGGGAAAAATCCCCCCTTTTTTAGGGGGAGAATTACCCCCTACTTTTTCCCGACAAGCCTGTCGGCATTTTCTAACATAAAATAGTGTAGGAAACCACTGGGTCACAGACCTGTAGCCCAGTCATTCATGGATATAATTAAAAATTAATATCTCCCCTTGCGTGTGGACATAATTAAAATTTAATATCTCCCCAGATGGAACTGCACTTGCAGTACAGGATACTGCACTTGCAGTCATGGAAACTAATACCCTATTTGTTTCCATAAACCTTTAAATAGGGCAGAAACCCCACAAACACTTAGAAATAAGGTGTAAATAGGGACAGTTCCCCACTTTCATAGTAAAAACACCACCATAAGCGTATAATGGCCCCACCAGTGGCTTAATTTGTGGTGCATCCATGTACGAAAACCCCGCCGAAGGTGGCATTGAGGAACCGATAGAGGTCATCGATCTCGATGATAAATCGCTCTCTGAAGAAGACCTTCAAGCTATTATCACCTCAGAGATAAGCTCCGCAGTCGATTTCATCGACAACGACGTTGGCCCAGACCGTGCCAAAGCTACCAAGTATTATAAAGGTGAGCGCTTCGGCAACGAAGAAGACGGACGATCACAGATTGTCTCGCGGGATGTTTCGGATACGGTATCAGCAATAATGCCATCGTTAATGCGGATTTTCTTTTCTACCGACAAGGTAGTGGAGTTCATTCCCGTAAACTCAGAGGATGTCGCCAGCGCTGAACAAGCCACTGAATATATTAACTATATATTCACTCAGGACAACCCCGGTTTTTCGATCCTACACAATTGTTTCAAAGACAGTTTAGTGAGAAAAGTCGGCATAATCAAATACTGGTGGGATGAAGACGTAGAAGTTACCACCGAACATTTTAGCGGCCTCAATCCAGAAGCCTTGCAGTTTTTGTCTTCAGATCCCCAAGTTGAGGTCGCTTCCTCAGAAATCGCAATGGAGATGGACGAGATGGGCCAACCGCTCGGACCACCTTCGATTGAAGCGACAGTTACCCGCCGAGTAGATAAAGGTCGGGTTAAAGTTGAAGCGGTCCCACCAGAAGAGTTTCTGATCGACCGTGACGCTAAGACTTTAGAAGATGCAACGATTGTTGCTCACCGAACTACTTTAACTGTC